GTAGTATTAGACATTCTTAAGCCGGGAGCATTTTTTGGGCCTTCTTTTATAACTGTACAGTGTTTTTCTTCAAAATTACCTCCATCTACTTGTGTATGCGTCCATAAGCCATTAGCGTACTCTCTCCAGTCTGAAACTTTTATCATTTTTGGTTCTGACCTATTGTCAGTCCAAATTAAAAAATCATCTAGTATCTCTATGCCAGTTATCAAGTTGTCTCTATCAAACCCTAAAACCCTTCTTGTGTCTACTATAATAGGTTTAGCTTCGCCTTTAAGCTGATTAAACTCTACTACAAGATTCTTATTGTTAGAAACGACAAACCAATATATGCACTCAGTTTCATCTCTTCTTATAGATCCTATTACTTTTGGAAAATCGCCTAAATTAGAAACTATACTATCTGCGTATGGTAGTTTGTTGCCTAATATATTTTGCAAAGCACCAACGTCAGCACCTTCAGACGTAGACACTTGAACATTCAATGCATCTCTATATTTACCGTTAGGCAATAGTCTCTCATCGAGGTCTTTGTTCATAGCGCCTCCGCTAAACGTTCTTTTCAATTCTGCCATACTTAGTGCTTAATTATTTTAGATTTGTTTTTCATTATAAGATTTATCTCTTCTATTTTTAGATTAGATAATCTTAGTTTAGCTTGTCTTAGAGCCGCTCTTTTTTCTTTTTTGAATCTAGCTACTATATACTCGGGCGTACCTACTCTAGTGGCAAGTATTGCATGTGCTATGTACTTATATATTGCCTCTTCAGCGAACTTATGCACTCGCATCTCATCTTCAGTTCCAAGACCGTCGCTTATATATTTTATCGTTATTGTTTCGCCAACTAGATTAGATGTAAAGAAAACATAACCTCTTGAGTTGTCTATAAAAAATGATCCGTTAGATTGCGCTAGCTCTGGAGTTAATCCATATCTTCTACCTTGCGCTAAACTAGCATCTACATCAGGTCTAGTTGTGCTAGTTAAATCTTCATTAGTTGCTTGACTAGTTTTAAAATCTTGCCAAGTATCTGAGTCAAGTGCTTTTAATAAAGAGCCATCATCATCAAATATATAGTCTTTATTACTGTCTTGGAGCAAAGCGTTAGGATTACTAGTTTTTCTAGCTGGATATAGTATTTTTTCTATACCATCGTTATCTTTTATAGAAAACTGCACGTAGTTTACGTAGTCGTGTGGTAACTTAATCTTTAAAGAAGGTGGTAGTTCTAGTTCTTGTGACTTTTCAGATTTTAAAGTGTCGTAACTAAATTCTTGTATTGCTCTTTGAGCATGAAAGTTTATATCTGGTATTTTTGCTTTAGATATTATTTTACTTTCACCAACATAAGCAACTCTAAAGTTGTTAGTTATGTCCCGCAAGCCTATGTATTGATAGTTACCTAGTTTATCGTCAACGTTTATTTCTCTTACTAATATTGAAGCTCCATCAGCTGGAGCAGTCGTAAATGTTAGTGTTCCTGATAAGTAAACATAATCACCGCTGTCTACTTCAGTGTCATCTACAAAAACATCAATATCAGACTCTAGCAACGGTGCAGGGCTAAAGCCTAAAACAAAAGCTGTGGTTAATCCATCACCCGTAAATTTTTTACTATTATCGTAATACTGTTGTTGTGTTCCCTTGAATAATGCCATTTCTTATTGTTTTTCTTGTTGAATGTTTTTAGCTTCTTCTGCTGCAGCTATTTGATACAATTGTGGATCTCGTATTACTACACCGGCAAGCGATAATATTTTTAAAACTAATTCAGTTTCTTCCGCAGCGTGCAGCTCGAAGTTTATTGATGCTGTTGGATTATATAGTGCTTCGTCATTAATCATAGTATATCCCCAGTAAACGTCCACTGGTTTTTTTATATAATTAATATTAGTACCTATTATACCGTCGCCATACATAACTATACTGTTACTTTGTATAGTATATAGAGGCCTAGTTTTAGTAGGAGCAGTTAGCGGCGAATTTAGATATTGCCGTAACTCACTATGGCTCATGTGTTGAGCTTCTATTGTTTGAGTAGTGTTATCTATAGATACTCTAGCAAACACAGCTCCCAGCCTATACACTTGTAACACATCTAGATCTGCGTTAGTGGCTGGTGCATTTACTATAGAGAATTTTTCTATTTTTTCTTCGAGCATATCGACAGGATCGGCGTGTATTGTGTCATTGCCTGGTAATCTTAAAAACTGATTAAGATCATAAAAATACTGCTCGAATATATCTAACTGAGCTTGATTTGCAAGAGTGTTAAATTCCTGCGGAGTTATATAGCCTCTCTGTTCTTTATTAGCTATAGCTAAAACTCTTAGATAAACTGTATTTATATTTACTGCCATAATTTCTTTTTATATAGTTTGTGGCCACCTACAAAGATGACCACATCCTATAAGTGACTAATTATTTTAATCGTTTTTCTATGTTTTTGAAAACTTCCATACCTTCATCGGTTTTAAACCAAGCTGCTAATGCAGAGTAAGGATGTTCGTCAAATGGTACTGACATAAGCTTTCTATCTGTTTCACCGTAAGTAAATACTCTTTGGTCTGAAGATAGTCTTATAATACCTTGGTTAGTAGCTTTTACGCCTATGTTTCTCAGCTCTACATTTTCGTCTTGAGCTAATTCAATAAATAACATAGGGTTTCTTTTGGCAAATACTAAAACATCTCTTTTTAGCTCCGTACTACTTAATGCATCTACTTTTGAACCATATTCAACTCTTAATATAGCTTCAATTTGCTCTATGTCTAATTGTTTAGCCAAAATTAGAGCTTCTATTTCCATTTCAATATAATCAAGTTCATTTTCTGACTCTTGAACTGGGTTGTACTCGTAGTACAATTGATCTTTTAAAGGATGATATAGAGATAACAGTTTTTGAAGAGCTACTTGTTGTTTTGGTACGAATAGTTGACCATCTCTGAAAGCTATCCTACCTAAAGTGGCTTCACCTTTTTGTTCATCTACAAAAGGAGAGTTCATGTTTGTAGCATATCTTAACTCTCTTTGGATTTCTTGCTCTTCATCAAACCATAATAATGGTCTTTTAGCGCTATGTTTAGATAGTATAGTGAATACCAAAGGTCTTTTGTCTCCTGTTAAAAAGTAAGCTCTGTCCCTTATTTCCCATTTAGGTTTTTTAGGTTTTTCTATTACTTGCTTTGGAGCTGTAATAACTTCTTGTTCTATAAAAGCCTCAGCTTTCGGTGCAGCCTTAGCCGCTTTTGTTTTTTTAGTTGTCATGATATAATATAATTTAAAAAGTTTAAAAAGTAAATATTACCCCCGTTATTAATACGAGGGTAATTATTTACATTAGTTTTACTACTATAGTTGAGTAGATTTCAATAATACGAAGTTGTTAGCAGCTTGTACGCACAGTGCTCTTTCAGATAAGAAATGAACATTCATTTCATCTGCAGCGCTAGTGTAGTTTCCACCAACTGAACCAGTAATCCAAGACTTCATCTTACGATCATCAGCTTCAGAAGCTCGGTAACGTACGTGCAAGAATGGTCTTGCAATGTTTTTACCTAAATTCTGATCGTAAACAGTTGAAGTACCTGCTGGTACAATAATACCATCTATATCATCGATTAATCCTCGAGTAGTAGAATCGTTTAAGTATTTCCAGTCAGTTTTGTAGAAGTCATAAGAACCTCTTCTAAAACCAGAGAAACCTAGATTTAAAGCCATATCTTCAGAGTTGTTGAATACTCCGTAAGAAGTACCACCAGTTCCGTAAGAATTTTGGAATGCTAACATGTTGTCGATAGATAAGGAAGTAGCTCTATCTAAGAAAAGCATGTTTTCTTCAATAGCTCCTTGCTTATCTAACTCAGCTAAGATGTCATCAAATTCAGCAAGACCAGCTCCTCCAGCAGCACCAAAGTTAGCATCGTTGTAGATTAGACCTCTTGTTTCAACAGCTTCGAATAAACCTTCGCTACCTCCGAAACCTGCACCACCAGCAGAACCAGCAGCGTTTCCTGTGTCTTTAACAGCTTCAACCATCGCCATTTCTAATTGATCTTCGAAACGTAGACGAGCTTCGTGCTCAGACTTTAAGTACCATAAGTATCCAGAAGCACCGTTTTCGCTAGTTACTTCAACCCAACCGATTTGAGCAGTATCAGAACCATTTACTGTATACTTGTCTCTAAGTATAATAGGCTTGTTACTGAAAGAAGTAAATTGAGCGTCTACGGATTTTCCTCCGTCTGCGCTACCTTTTTTAAACTCAGAACCATATACGAATAATTTAGCACCTGATACACTAGTATTAACTCCTGTTAGTAATCCAGCTAAGGTTGCTGATCCGTAAGGGTTTACTTGAACTTCGGTTGCAGAAAGAGCATTACCGCCTCCGTCTACATCAAGACTAGCAACTCGAGCTTTGACTACACTAAAACCGTTAGCGATAATAACTGTCATTCCTACTCCAAGTAAGCCTTTGTTATCAGCGCTTTGAAGATCGACTTTATTTGTTGCCGCAGTAGCGTCAGCTATAGCTACGTCATCAAAAGCTACGTGTAACCTTCCTTGTTCACTCCAAACAACTTGATCAGATGACATAGGCATCTCAGCGCCTACCATACGTAAAAATCCGCTTACAGTTCTGTTTCCAAAACGTTCAACTTCTTTTTCGTATACATCTGGTAAAAATTGTTTTGTAAAATCCATATCCGCTAAGGATAGGTAATTGTCTCCAAATAGTCCTTGAGTTGGACGTGGAGTTAGGGCGTTTAATTTGGCACCCGTGTTTGAAATTGCCATAATTTTGTTTTTTTATTTTTTAATGTTTAAGTAATTCTGTTTGATCTATTTTGACCAATTTTAATTTTAAAATCAGAAGATGAATCACCCGATATAGATTTATACTTCGTGCCACTTGGTGTGCTTTCGCTAGATAAAGTACCTCTTGGCGACATGTCGACGTTCTTTGCCTTTGACATACTTTCTTTTAGCGCATCAGCTTTACCTTGTTGGTAGAAGTGATTAGCTACTACATCTGGATTCATTGCAGTAAACAAAGACTTGTGATAACCTTTGGCATTTTCCATTTTGTTAGTTTCTTTGTTAACAAACTTATTTACAAAATTTCCAATATCCATCTGGTTCTCTTTAATCGCATCAGCATCTTTAACATTAAGTCTAAATCTCTTTTCTCCTACTTTGTATTCAAAACCTTTGAATTCATTAGAGAAAACCTCATTAGTCTTTTTCTTAAAAAACTTAGCGTTGTCCTCGGCCACTGTCTGATTTTTATTGTATCGACTGAAAAAATCCATAGCTTTCTGTTGTTCAGGGTTTAATCTAGAACCTGCTTTGATTTCATCATAATATTTAGACTTTAACCCGTCTAGGTGGTTTTTAGCATCTGCAACTTGCTCTTTTAATGCCAATTTCTTTCTTCTTATATCTCGATCTTCATCGATGTCCTCGTCCCAAGAATACAAATCTTCCATTAAGAAAGATCTTTCTTCGTCGTTCAAGTGAGGTTTAGTTTGCTTTAAGTACTCGCTCAATAAATCATTATCACTCATTTTTGAGTAATCTTTATTTAATTGAACATAATCTTCTAAACTTCCTCCAGTTTCGTGCATGAAGTCAACTACTTTTTGAATGTTTTCTGGAAGTTGAGTTCCTTGTTCTTCTGCTTTTTCAATAGCTTCTTCGATGTTTTCTTCTAGCTTATCTGCTATTTCTGTAACTTCTTCTAAAGCAATTTCCTGCACAGGACTTTCTTCTACTGTCTCTTCTACTACTTCTTCAACAGCTTGCTCCTCAACCTCAGCTTTTACTTCAGGTTCAACTTGCGTTTCTACAACTGTTTCTTCAGCAGTTTCTTCAGTAGTTTTCTCAGTAGGTTTTTCTTGAAAATCCCTTAAATCCAACCTAGCTATTCCATCATCAATTTTTTCTTCTTGCTGAGGTTTAACTGGTTCTTCTACAGCAGCGACTTCTACCGCCTGTTCTTCGTTTTTGTCTACGATCTCTTCGACCTTTTCGACTTTCTTTTTTTTAGCCATAATAAAATATTATAAAATTGTATAGTTGTTTTGTTTATCTTGGATCAAAAGCATTTAATCCAAAACCGCCACCCATTATATCATTACCCGATGACTCGAAGTTTTTAGGTGGACTTTCTTTTTTTCTTTGATCTATTAATTCAGATTGCTGTGTAGCTTGAATTTTAGTTCTTTCATCTTTACGATCTTCTTTTTGTGATTCACGTTCTTTTAGTATTTCAGTTTCCATTTGCTTTAACTGCATGTTTAACTTAAACTCGTGATTCATTAATTCCTTTTTAAGCATGGCCTCTTGTTGCATTTTCTGCATCTCCATTTGGATCTTGCCTTGCTCTACTTGTATCTTGCTTTGCGATAATGCTTGATTTTTCTGCACTTCTGCTTGAGCAGCTACTTGCTGTGCTTGTGCGTTTGCTTGAGCTTGAGCTTGGATGTTTTGTTGTTGCATTAACTGGTCTTGCTGTGCTTTCTTTTTCCTTCTTATCTTAAGAACTTGATTAGCAAGCTTTATGTTTTTAATTTCTCTAACATCTATAGCATCTTCTAACTCTATACCATTTTTGGCTAATGCTACTTGAATATTGTTTTCAAGCATTTGCTTTTGCTCTTCGTCTGGTGCTAGGTCAATAAATATACCAAAGTCGTATAAATGCAGATCGCTCATTTCTCTAAGAGTGGCTACATTGTGTCCACCTATCTTCTGTATAAAGGCATCTTTAGTTGGTGAGTACTCTATAATATCAGATATTCTTAATGATATAGACTCGGCCAACTCAGCTGTTAAAAATAATCCACTTTGCAATATGTGCCTTGTAGCAGTATTTGAATTAGCGGCTGCCATTTTTTGTATACCTACTAAAGCGTTCTTATCTGGAGTACTACCATCACGCGCCTCGTTCAATCCGGTGACATCTCTTATCATTTGTAGGTAGTAGTTATATGTTTGTATCAGTGAAGCTAATTTAGCTCCTCCTGAGCCGCTCTGTATCTCCTGAATAGGTACTTTACCTGGATTCATATCTCCGTCAGCAGTCATTGATCTACCAATTATACTACCTGTTTGGAAGAACATGTTTAATGCTTCTTGCGGATTGTAGTTTGTGCCGTTACCTAAATCTATTTCAGCTAAGCCATCAGCGTCTAAATATATACCATCAGGTATCATACGTGACATTACTTGTTGCAGCTTTAAGTGCGTCAACTGTATCATGTCAGCAAAAGTAGTTATCCTGCTTACTAGCGACTCTATACGGCCTTTATACATTCTTGGCGCCACTATTGAATAATTCATTTTAACCTTAGTGTAGTCACTTTTAGGTCTCATCATATTTTTAGCTAGCTCCCATTTCAAAAGTTGCTTAGTGCCTAAAATCATAGCTCCTTCATAAAGAACTTCTATCTGCTTAGACATTTTGCCAAATCTCTCTTCTAGTAGCTCATTAGGTGGGTTGAATTGATCGTCTTTAACTATAACCTTACTAGCACCAGTAGAAGTTTCTTTTACTTTGTATACTTCGTTAGCATAAGTTTTGAAATTAAAGTATAATACTTGAACTTGATTCCTGTCTATATTAGTAGACTCGACTATGCTTCTATTGTAAAAGCCAGTGTTTTGATAACCCTGCTTACTCATTGTTTCTAAATCCTTATCAGTAAGATCTGGAAATTCTTTCTTAAGCTCATTAATAGGTATTGTCTTAATTTCACCTACGTAATATAAATCATCAAAATATGGCGATTCAGTATATGAATAAACTATATTTGCCGGGTCAACGTAATCTACTTTAACTCCCTCAGACTTTGTAAAAGTATTTTTTACAGCGCCGATGCCCAGAACAGTTAAATCGTAGTTGATTCTTTTTCTTATAAGCTCATACCTATTACCTTCAAGTATAGTGTTTATAGCTTGCTCTTCAGCTAGCTCTACTGCTTGCTTGTAATTTAGCTGCATGTGAAGCTGTAGTTCTTCTTCACTATCTGGCAACTTTTCTGGAGGTGTGCTTGCTATCGATATTCCGAAAGCTTCTTGTGAAAACTCGTTTAAGTCTCTAGTTTTCATGTCAGCTATAATATCTTCCATATATTTAGTTCTTTTAGAAACTCCATATGGATCTTGAGAATATGCTTTTATATCAAATGTTCTTTCTGATATTCCGTTAACCACTATGTCAACGAATTTAGGTATGATAGGAATAGGCTTCCAGTCTAAGTTTAAATAACTTAAGTCACCATTAATTGATAACTCATCTTTATATTTTTGTATTGATTGTTCTCCTCTGGCATATAGTCTTAACTTGTGAAAAGTGTTTTGATTACTAGCGAAACGATTAGTTCCAGAATCTCTATTGAACCATTCGTATTCAATAGCTTTACCGATCTTAAGACCGTATTCTTCTGAAGCTTTCTCTATGTCGCTAACGACTTGACTAGGAAAATAATGTGATGTAACTGACTCAGCCATACTAATTTTCTATTATTTTTGAATTGTAGCCCGCATTTGCATACTTGACTATATTTAAATTTACTTTCTTTTTCTCTATACTTTGTTTGGGCGAATACAAATGCCTGTTGCAAGCCATTATGGCTAATCCAGAACTTATCGTGGCATCAAACTTGGTTCTTCTATTTATGTCAAACTTAGCCCAATCGTTCAAAGTTTCGTTGAAAGGCATAGAACCAAAACCTTCGTTCTTTTCGCCTACATGGTCATTTATATACATTTCTATAGCAGCTGCGTGAGCTTGCTTTATGTCTTCACTTGAGTTTGGCATACCACCGATCTCTCTTTCTGTCACAGATAACTTATTCCATACTTTATCTGGTCTATTCATAGAGAAGCCTCTGTAACCTCTTCTTTTAAAGTAATACAATAATCTTGGCTTATTATTCTCAGCCAATATTGGCATGCCGTAGAATATGCAAGCCATTAGTACATCTTCAAAAAATATTTCAGCAGTTTGTGGTCTTGCTATATATTCTAAAAAGAACTCATTAGCTGGTGCATCTTCCATACTAAACTTTGTAAGACCATGAAGTGATCCCTTAGAACCTTTACCATCAACAGTGCCTGATATATCGTAAGAGTCACAACCAAACGCCCCTACGTGCTCGTTGCCAGGGTGTTTTACATTATTTTTTATTACAACTCTATTTTGTAAGTTACTAGGTGGCACCCAACTAACTTTAAACCTACCTTTCTGATTTGGCATAAATACTACTTTAGTGTCTTTAACTCCGTTTAGCCACTGAAAGTTTCCAACAGTCAAATCAACTGTTTCCTCGTTATAATCTATTTGCTCGTATATTTTAGTTAAGTTAAATATACTATTTTTAGTTTCGTCTCTAAAAGCGTGCTCTTCAGTTCTAGGAAACTGTCTATAAAACTCATTTAATGCGTCTTGATCTGACTTCAAGCCCTCAGCTTCATTCTGCCAATGGCTAAGTACACCTACGTCGATTATATCTCCATGTGGATCAATAACTTCTCGTTCAGGTGTTTCGAACACAGGTAGTCCATAAGAATCAATGAATCCCTCGTAGTTCCATTCCATAGGTATGAACAAAGAATAGAGGCCCGAATTTGTCTGTCCATTTCTGTTTCGTTTTGTAACATCTGAATTATTGTAAAGTTTTTTGAATTCGTTACCACCTTTATCTAATGCGTTGCTGGTTGAACCCATCATGCATTTACCAATAACTCTACTACCTAATCTAAGACAGGTCTTAGTGACTCGCCAATTATTTAAAATATTGTTAGGTCTTTCCCACTTACCGCTCTCGTCGTGTACTAACAGTCTTAATTTTTCACCGTCATAACTGTTATCACCTGTATTTTTCCAATCTATGGTTGTATCCAGTCCATCGAGTTCCTCAGGTTTGTCGGTGCTAGTAATGTTCCGTCTTGTAAGTTTAGAAGCGGGGACTCTGTACGCAAGCTCGGTCTTTGGTCTGTCCATCCCGTCCTGTATTGGTTTAAAAAAGAATGGATAATTGACTGATATTGGTACAACTTTATCTGTGAACATTTTCTTGGCGTCTGGTCCAGATTTGGACAATATTCCGAATCGTGCATCTGAACTAATAGTTGCTTGATTAACAGTTTCTCCTGACGCCATAAATGAGAATCCTGATCGACGATTTTTAAGATAGCACATTCCATAAGACCTTTTGTCCGCCTTGCATGCTTCCCAGAATATAAAGAACAATCTGTTGGCTTCCCTAAAGTCTGGGTTACCAACATCAATTTTTGACCATTGAAGGTACATATAGTGAGTACCAGTAATATAAGTAGGCTTACCATTGTTGTAAAACCAAAAACCTTCTTCTCTATTTTTAAATTCGCCTTCAATATAATCTATGTATTTATTTTTAAATTCGTTTGGTAGTTCTTTCCAATCAAATATTGTTTTAACTCTGTTAAGTTCCTTAGGATAAGGAGTCACCTCCCATTTGTCACTTTTAAACTTATGAGCTTTATTTATTGGTGGTAATGCTATTTTTAGGTTTTGTATTTCATATATATCACCTATTTTACCAGTCTTGCTAATGACGACCATATCGTGGTCTTTGTTGTAGCCATAATCCCAGCGCTTAGCTTTATTTAGTCTTTTTAAAGCGTTTGTGGGTACGTGATTATCTAATACTTTAAATAATGTCTGCTTATACATTACTTGCTCCTCCTTTCAGCAAAACCACTAAACGCAACAGATTTGTCTTCTACAGGTTTATTTTCTAAAACGGCTTTTTCGTTTTCAATACGAGTTAGTATTTCAAAAGCATCGAATATAGCTAGCTTTTTAGTAGCGGCAGCATTTTTAAGTCTATCGGCAGAAACATCATCTTCAGTATTAGTAATGATTTTCTCTTGTGCCACCTTAATTAGCTCCTCAACTGCTTTATACCCAGCTTGGATTATACTCTCTTTCTTCTCCTTCGTATTCATATTTAATTGTAATTGATTTTGTTCTTACCCTATAAACAAGTTCTTCTTCTATAATAAATTCAAACTCGCTGCCCGGTGTAAAACCTACTTTGTCTCCTACGTCTATGCCTCTGCTGTTTAAAACATCATTAGCGTATTTAACTATACCAACTAGTGGTTTTTCTTTTTCTAACGAAAACATATCATCGTTAGCTATAGGTTTTACAAAGCAATATTCGTCTAGTGACTTCCACTGGTCTTCATGCTTGTATATATATAATTGATCTTCGTAAACAAAGTATTTGTCTTCTTCAAAAAAGCTTTTGCTGTTCTGCTCCACACCTCTAACATCGTGCCATCTTCTAAATACGTTGTGGTGTATGATTACCTCGTCACCGATCTGTATATCAGTTTGTTTGTTCTTTGGCAACCCAACAACTATAGCGTTATTGCTTACGTTTTCGTGAGTAAATATCTCAGTGTTCAGTATGAGATCTACGTCACCAACTTTCTTAGTGTTGTCGTATCTTGATCTAATAGGTGACACTATAAAACTATCCCAACCGTTCATTAATATTCTAGATTATATTCAACTGCAATAGCCATGTTTTTATTAAAATCTTTCCAAGGCAAAATTTCATTGTTTTTCATAATATAAATACTATACTTATCGTCTTCTTCGAGTATTGAATTTATAGTATGTCCTCCGTAAACCTCTTGGCCTACAGAGTAATGCATGGCTTCGTTTTTATAATCTTTACCTATACTAATCTTTCTTATCAGCTCCATCTTCTTTCTGTCTAATTGTTCCGTCATTAACGCTGATGATAACTTTGCCGTACTCATCTTCTAATTGCTTTTGAAAATTTTCTAGATCTTTTCTAAAAACAGGTATGGCTGCTATCAAGTCAAACTTTCTAGATTCTACTTGCCCAAGTTCCATTTGGGTTTTGCTAACTTGATTTACTAAGGCTTGCAATTTTACAAGCTGTTCGTCTTTAATTTTTAAGTCCATAATTTAATTTAATTTAATTGTTTTATTTTTTATTATTGTTCAATGTTACAATGAGGGCTGTCGGGATACTTAGCACAATAGCTATTTAAATATAAGCTATCATTACCTGCAAACGAGTGCTTTACGTCACCAGGTTCAGGATATACAGCTTCACTTGAAAACTTATCAGAGTCTTGATTCCATAGTATGTCTACACTCCATAGTGTACTTAGGTTATCGCAGTTTCCTTCATCATCGTAGGCATAGCATATGTTGCCTATCTCTGCTACAGCATTTACGTCAGACGTATACGAAACATTACCTTCTGCATCAGTAGTTGTAATACTAGCCTTAGCTGTCTGCCAAGCTGCTTCATCTGTAAATTCGTATTTCTTAAAAATCATATCGTTGTTAATGCTGCTAGTTCTGTATCTGTTAGTGTTTCCTTAAATAAGCGTAGGTAATCAATTTTGTGGTAAAAGGGTGATCCACCAGTAGGAGTTTGAGCAAATAAAATATCTTCTAAAGAAGCTGGAATCGCTGCGGTTGTGTTAGTATACACCTCATTTCCATTAACATATACTTTGTAATCATCTAGCTTATATTGTAATGCTATGTTAAACGTTCCATTACCTATTGATGACAAAACAGTAGTATCAAATTGAGATACTCCGCCACTTATTGAAAATACCCTTAACGTATCATTTAAAGTATATAAGCCAATTCTATTGCTTGTTGATGTTCCAAAAAGCGAAAAAATTCTATAAGTGTCTGTATATTCTTTTTGAAATTTCAAATTAACAACTCCTTCAGTCTGACCAATTAAATCTGTCATAGATGTTGCAACACATAAATCTTCAACCCTCGTAATACTCGTTCCGCTTGTTGGTATGTAGGAAGTTGGGTAGGATTGTTGCTCTACTTGACCTCCCCAAATATATATTTGTGAATTAGCATCTCCTGTAATTAAAAATCTTATCTGACTTGATACAGCAGAATTTGTAGTAACACTAACTCTTTGCCATTGGTCTGTTGCAGTATACGCTTGAGAAACATCAAATGTATCATTTGCTCCCGTAGTGATATGTAAAAAACCACTATTTATTTGTCCGCTAACTTGCTTTATATATACGCTAAAAGTATACGATGCACCTACTGTAACTGTCTTAGCTATCCATAGTTTCCTTGGATTAGAATTAGTACTATTGTAAGTTTCTAATTTATTACCATTAAGTGTACCATCAGGAGATATTAATACGCCTTGTGTGACTACTTGTTTTCCTCCCTCTGTACCCCAATTACTGAATGTTTCAGACTGAGTTACCAAATTCGTTGACTGAGGCTCAAGTAATAAAGTAGGACAACTTGCTCCACCACTATAATCTAAGCGAGGGACGTCAAACCCATCAGTTCTTTTTATGTATGGCTTAAAATTAAGTCCTTTTGATATTTGAATACCCCATAAAAACATACCACTAACACCATCTCCAGCAAATGTACTATTTCCGAGTGCAGTTGGCATTGGTTTTAACATTGCATAAGAATAGGAAATTAATCTATCAAATTGCAGACTAACCTTTTTCCATCCATTTGGAGCATCTTCGACTAAAATAGTGCCTATAGAATCCTCTCTTTTGTTTTGTATTTCGCCCGTAACGATATTAATATCAACACCGAAAGCGTTGTTATTATTATAATACCTTATCCAATTATAACCATTTGGCTTTGCGTAAAAACTCACACAAAACCCACCAAAGTAAGATAAATTACCAATGGCATTCGTTGAATATGTATAATGTGTATTTGTGTTTGTATCTGCTATTGTCTTATAGCAAGAATTTACGCCGATGGGATTTATTTCAGTAGTTAGTTGTGTTGTTAATCCTAAGTCTTGTCGCCAACCATTTGCACCAGTTAAGTCTTCTGAATAGTTTAACAAGTTCCAAGGGGCATCTTCAATATATCCATCAGCGTTTACCCTTGTGCCTGTACTTGAACGACTAAATGTAAAGTCACCTGCTCCGCTATCGGGCACTACGCTATATAGCTTATCTTCTTTATAGCCACTTGGTATCTGAACTAAACTTGCCTTATCTAATAAACTCATATTGCATCTAAATTATTGATTCCATCTATAACACAATCAAGTGCCTCTACTATCCCTCCATCAGCGACAACACGAGTTTCATAAGCCTCGGCTATTTCTTTACCCGGACCTATAGCTACTCCCTGCCCTGTTAGTGCGTTTGATATGCCTATTAGAAGTCCAAACATTTACCAAAGAGCTATGATTTCGGACGCTGCTGTTCCTGTTGCGAAAACTCGTTTTACTTGCACAGGAAGAAATCCTACAGGTACATTTTTAAACGTAACTTCATTGTTACCTGCTGTTTTAACTTTAACATCTCCTGCAACACCGACATAAAGAACACATGGTTCTACGTCTCCAGTTTCTACGTGCAATATATCGGCAGTATCTGAAGGCACAACCGCTTCTGCTTTATATGTTTGTAATTTTTGATAGCTCATAATTTTTTTTATCTATAATAAGTGAATGTTACACTAGTATATATTATCACGCT